TATTTCAAAGCGCAACCAACTTACAACCGAGTTGCGTAACACAATCGACAAGTGGGAAGTCGAAACCAAAAACCACGCAAACAACTTCGACGCTGACGCTAACGGACTCTACAAGGAGCGTTGCGCTAAGATCGAAGCAGATCTTGATGCTGTAGAAGCACAACTCTCACGCAATGCTACCCGTGCTAAACTTGATCGTGAAGACAACAAACCAATCTTTGACACCCGTGGCGTTTCTAAGGGAACCGTTGGTGATCGCAAAGAAGATTGGGGTCGTAGATTTATCAAGGCACTCGCAAAGGGTGACAATGGCGAACTTCGTCAACTTCAAACAGAGAACTTTGACGGTTCACCTGTTGAAAACCGCACAATGACGGTTGGAGCAGCGGGTGGTGCTGCTGCTGTTCCTCAAAACTTTGATGAAGTCATTCGTCAAAAACTCTTTCAAGAGAATGTCGTTCGTCGTATTGCCAAAGTGACAAACATTGACGGACAAAAGAAGATTACCATCGAAGCAGCACTTCCAACAACTGAACTTGTTGCTGAAAATACTGCGATGGCATCACCATCTGATCCAACATTTGGTTCACTCATCACCGTCTTCCCATATAAGTTCCAAACCAAGGTCGTTCTTACCAACGAGTTCCTTGAGGACGCACTTAGTGGTAATGGTAATGGTGTTGGTGGCATTCTCAACTATGTTGCTTCTAAAGTCGCAACAAGCATGAGTCGTGCTCACGAAAACTACTTCTGTAACGGTGTTGTTGCTACTGAACCACAAGGATTGTTCACCGTTGCTACTGCTTACAGCAATCGTGTAAACCTTGCTGCTACAAACACAGCAATCACCGCACTTACTGGTGACAATCTCGTAGATACTTACTTTGCTGTTGGTCCACAATACCGTGCTAATGGTTCTTGGTTGTTCCACGACAATGTTCTCAAGATCATTCGTAAGTTGAAGACAGCATCTTCAGGTTCCAACGAATACCTCTACAAACTCACCGATACTGGTGATCTTCGTGAAGGTGTTCTCGGAGTCCTCTTGGGTCGTCCAGTTTATGTTTCACCATTCGCATTCAACTCAACCTCTGCCGCAAACAAGGTTCACGCTGTGTTCGGTGACTTCAATATTGGATACGAAATCTTTGATCGCTCTGGTATGACAACTCTCGTTGATCCATACACAGGCGCAGCAACTGCTACGACCAACATGTATGCTTACAGCAGACTTGACGCTAAGATCGTTCAGTCTGAAGCACTCGCAGTCATCAGCAACCCTGCATCCTAATCTCTCTTTCCTTTCTGGGTGGGTGGGGGTAAAACCCCATCCATCTTTTCAAACTTAGTCAGGAGAACCTATGGCAGTAACACTCACACAAGTCAAAAAAGCACTCAAAATAGATTATACTTCGGATGATTCAGAACTTCTTAGACTTATTGACGCTGTAACTGCTTGGGTAGAATCCTATACAGGCGTTACAATAACACCTAAGACTAAGACAATGTATATTGAATATTGGGCAAAAACAATGTTCAAAGAGTTTCCATTTTCGTCTATTGATAGCGTTGTTTACACAGCATCTGATAACACATCAACCACAATGCCATCAACAGACTACTTTATAGACAAAACAAATCCACCAAGATACTTTATCAACTTTACAGAGTATCCATCAATTAAAGAACATACTTTTATTGAGATTAACTATACAGTTGGATATCCCGATATGCCAAAGGATATTGAACAAGCAATCATTTCGTTTGTAGGTGCTTGGTATAACAATCCTGAAGCATTATCACCAATCTCTATGCAGACTGTTCCTATCTCGGCACAGTTTATTCTTGATACACTCAAGGTAAGGAGTCCAATCGAATGATTTCAGCAGGACGATTACGATTTACTGCTACTGCTAAAAGAGAAAACACATTTGATGCATTGGGTAAACGAGAAAAGACACCAACATCGACAGTTGGATCATTTAGATGTGATCTTCGTGATACAGGAGCAAATGAAATTTCATATGGTGAAGGTGTAGGAACTTCTAAGACATTTGATGTTTTAGCACGATGGGGAGCAATTGAAGATATTGGATTGCTAGAAACTGATATTTTAGAGATTGAAGGTATGAATCTAAACATCATTGGTATTCGTAACGAAGCACAAAGAGATAGACTAGCAACAATAACAGTAGAGGAAATCAGATGAGTTTACCAGTAGCAATCAAAACAATGTTACAGAATACAGCAGGAGTTAATGATTCTGATATTGTGTATGGTTTACGAAATCAATTTGGAACTATACCTTGTCTAATATTCACAATCACAAATCAAGAAACTCTTACTATTGGTGCAAATGCTTTAAAAAAGTGTGAAGTAAACATTAAAACTATGAATATTACTTCAGAAGACACACAAACATTAGCAAACACCATGCAGACAATTCTAGTAGCAGGAACTTATAGCGGTATCGTTTTCAATGGTATTGTTATTAAGAATACACTATTAGAAGAACCAACAAGCGGGAATGGTGAAGAAACCAATCCCTTCGTTCACACAACCACAATAGAGATTTACTTTACCCAATAAGGATAAACACACATGGCAGCATACACATCATCAGTCTCAGCGTTTGCTATTGGCGGAACTAATATTGCCGCCGTAGGAACAATGGCATTATCAATTTCAAGACCACCAGTAGATATTACACCTATTGGAGTTCTAAATACTTACATTCTATCAGGCATTATGACAGCAGTAGCAACTATTGATGTCTATTACAATGCTACAGATCACGCAGCACTTACAGGAGAAATCCTTGTCCCTGCTGGTTTAGCATCAGTAGAACTGTTCTTTAACGGAACTGGTGGTGCAACAGATGTATTTGGTGGACAGGCAACAATCGTAAGTATGGATGTTGTATCCGTAACATCAGATGTTGTTCGTGGATCTTATACATTCCAATTCTATGGTCCAACCAATATGAATGGTGTTGGTTCAGCAATTATCTCAGGTAACGAAACGGCATGGGCGGGTGGAGGAGCATAAAATGAGTATCAGAGAGGCATTGAGACTAAAGAACTATGATTGTGAAGTGGGGGGTGAGAAAATCACCCTTCGCAGACCGTCAGCAATGGACATGATTGAGGCAGTTGAGTTTTCAAAGAAAGATCCAAATAAGTTTGGTGCTTGGTTGGTATACAACCATCTTATTGAAGACGGAACTAAAATGTTTCAAAGTGTCGATGATGTTCTAAAATGTGATGGTGGTGTAATTGCTGCCATTGCACTTGAGATTGATAAACTATATGGTGAAGGACGGGACTAACTTCGGCAGCACGACATGTGCTAAATGCTGCCAGACCGTTTATGAGCACAGATCTTGAACAACTGAGTGTTGTATGGTTGTTCAATACTGAAGAAGAAGTTCAAATCAAAGGAATACAAGATGCTCTCATGGAAAATAAATCCCGTATCTCTGAAACGCTTATCAGACGAAATGGCATCTCTAGACAAAAAGGTAAAGCGTAGAATTGCTAAAAATGCTGCTAAAAGATGGTCTGCATTAGTAATTAAATCAATCAAAAGCAATATAAATTGGAATGAAGGAACAATTCAAGATTACCTTGATTATAAAGTAAAGAGTTTGAAACGAGGTCAAATTCTTTGGATTGGTGTTGGTTCTGTTGCTGGTAAAAGGATCAGAACCGAATCTAACGCTGGAACTGCGTGGGTAGCATCAAAAGTAAGATGGTATAACGATGGATGGACACCTGTTCCAAAAGGATACAAATCTGGTAAACAAGGTAGAGGTTGGAGAAAAGGTGTAAGAGGTATTGGCGGCACTAAAATATATGAAACAAAGTTTGTGACAAAAGCACAACAACAAACACAAAGTAAAATGATTAACATTGTTGCCGATGAAATTATAAAAGCAGTAAACCAAGGTATATCTTAATGGCAAAAAAACTATCAACACTTGTAATTGATGCTACTGTTAATACTTCGGGTGTTGACAAAGCAGTATCAACCATTAATAACAAACTAAAGAATGTAAAAGGTTCAGGTGGAGGTAGTGGTCGTGATGGTCGTTTTAGCGCAGGAATTAATCCATTAGCATATGTTGGTGGTAGTGGTGGTGATGTTGGTAATGCATTTGCTGGAGCGTTGGGTGCTGCTGCTGTATTGAGAGGTCAATCTTCTAATATATTTGAAGAACGAAGAAGCAATATCCGTAAATTTGGTATTGGATCTGTTTTTCATGGTAGTAAAGTTGGTTCTTCATTTTTAAATATGGTAGGAGGTATGGCGGGAGCATATAGGGCATATAAAAGAGGTGATATAACTCATGAATATGGAAAATATTTTACCAATTCATTAATTGACGAACATGAAAGAACTACAGAAAGTTTTAATAGACTTGCAAATGCAAGGGGATATTCTACTGCTGGTTTAGGATTACAAGTAACAGGAAGATCACTTAGAATGACTAAAAAAGCATATCCAACAGCATTTAGTAGTCCGTTCGCAGGATTGAAAAGAGGTATGACGGATCTTGGTGGTCTTGGTAGTCTGATTGGAACAGGTGGATTGGTTGCTGGTGCAAAATTCATGACTAACTTTAGACAAAATGTTTATGGTCAGTTCAATGATCTAGATCAGTTCGTTGGTTCACCAATGTTTGATGCCGCTAAAGGATTGCGTAATACAGGTTTTGCAAATAAATCAGGTCAAAGAACACTTACACAATCACTTATGTTAGGTGCTAGATCTGGTAATCCAAATAAACCAAGCATACTAGAAACTGGTGGTGGTGGTATACAAGATTACTATAACAATATGTTCATGGGTCTTGGTGCGTTTATATCTGATCCATTGGATACTGTTGGACAAGCATTTGTTCCAGGATCACCACTTAGACAAATGGCAGGAGAAGATCCCAAAAATCTAGGTTGGTTTGCATCAATACAAGCATCATTATTCGGAACATATCAAGCATCAAGAAGGAATAGCGTCTAATGCCAATACTCTCAAACGGTGGACAATATCAATCAGCAAATTATTTTGGTTCATTTATAGCATCAAATACATCAGTTAGTGATGACAATGTAACAACTGTATCACTCCAATATGTTATTGGTAGACTTAACGGTGCAACTGTAAACTATAATGGTGATGATTATAAGAATATGGTAACTGAGTTGATGCTTCCCCAAATGGGACAAGATCTATCAACTTGGGAAACTGTTCCACTTACTAACGCACAATCACTTTGCCGTCTTCGTGAAATTGAATTTGAATCAATGAAGACAGGTGAATGTGTAGCAACTTGTCGTTTCTCTACACTCTATACAATCAAACCATCTACACTCAGTTCAGCAACACCATATACACACCTACCAGCAGTTGCTGAATTTACATCACAACTTCGTGCTATGAAAGCATGGAGAAGAACATGGGCAACCAATCCACCAACAGGTTCAGATCAAACATCAGATATTGCTGGATTCGCTGCTGCCAATGGTAGAGATGGTATGATTATTGAAGTTCCACAAGTTAGATTTAGAGCAAGATTTGTTCAAGATGCAACTGTAACTGATATGGATAATACAGTCACACAGATGTTAAACTATGTGAACAAAATCAATTCTGCAACATTCTTTAACTTTCCTGCTGGTTCTGTAATCTGTGAAGGTATATCTGCTGTTAAAGTAAACGGTGAATTCTACGAAATTATTTTTGATTTCTTGTATGATTCATACAATCACCACGAACAAGTCCCCGACTATGACCCACTTGGACAAGTTGATATCAATAATGCTGGTAATGCAAATGTTGTCAAGTGGACAAGAGTGAATAGATCATCAACAGATTTTAATAACATCTATAATGGTGATGCTACTCTAAAGGCAATCATAGAGAAGGGATATTGGAATTAATGAAGAAACAAGATAGAAGACCATTTGATGTTAATCGTTCTGCCATTAATATCAATCCACAAACAGTTCACCCCGTTCAACTTGGTATTGTTATTTCATCAACTGTGGTAAGTGCTGGTAATTACCAATATCAATACACAGTTAAACTTGCCGAGTTAGATGGAACAACATTTACAGTATCAGCACTTCCAAACTCACCAACATACACAGCATATTCAATATCTGAAATGACAAACAATGCAACTACAGTTGCTTGGGGTGTAGTAAGAGCACATTTACCCGCTGGTGTAAATCCTGTAAAGATTCCAAATAACGATGCTGTAGCAATGATGGCGCAAAAGAAAGCAGATGGAACTTTCTATTATCTTATTCTTAACGCACAAGCAATAACAGGACCATGCCCATGACACAAGCAAAATACGATATTACACATTATCAGGGTGATACATTCATTCTTGCATTTTATTTGACGGGTGATTACACAAGTCAGACACCACTTATGCAATTGAGAACTTCACCATCAACTGCTAGTGTTGCTGCAACTCCTACAATTACAATGACATATAATGCAGGAACTGGTAAGACATTTGTTCAAGCAACTATGACTGCTACTACAACTGCTGCACTACTTCCTTCTACAGTTTATTATTATGATTTTCAGTTTACAAATGCTGGAGTTGTGACCACATACCTTTACGGTAACTTTTCAATAACAGCAGAGGTGACACGATGAGTATAGAAATCATTGCACAAACACCAGTAACTATTGAAATTGTTTCACCAACTACACAATCAGTTCAAGTATTTCCACATATTACATTTGTAAACGATCTTGCAGGAACTCCTGTATTTGTTGGTGATGCTGCGGGTGGTGATCTAAATGGAACTTATCCTGATCCCACAGTCCACAAACTACATGGACATGATGTAGCAAATACTGCTCCATCAGTAGGAAACTTGCTATCGTGGAGAACCGTAAGTGGTTCTACTAAGTGGCGACCATCTACTACTACTGAAGCGGGTGTAGCAGCAGCAACACACAAGCACAACTTGGCATCAGATCTTTTGGATGTTAATCTTGATGATTGGGAAGACCGCTATACCACAATCATCCCTCTATTAGCATTTGATCAAAACACAGATGAGTTCAAACTAGTTGCTGGAACTAGTGGAGATGTAACTGCATCATTAACAGGAGTAGGAAGTCTCAACTTTTCTTTTACAACCAAACTTGGAACCATACCAAGAGTAAAAGCAAGAACTGGCAAATATGAAACAAATCTTGTAATGGGTTCTACTACATCATCAACTGCTATGTCAGCATCTACTTTATATTTGACACCTTTTATGCCACAGTTTGATATGGCATTTGCTCATTATGTTTGTTCGATAACAACTGCTGGAACAAGTTCAAATGCTAGATTTTGCTTCTATGATTCTGATCCTGATACTGGATATCCAATAAATACGCCATACGATACTAGCGCATCTTTTGCAACAACAGCAACAGGTGTTACAGAAGTAGCAACTACTACACCACAAATCCTTTTATTTAAGAATACTCAATATTGGATTGGTATACAAACAGATAGTATTTTAAGTCAACCATCATTGCGTATTTGTTCAGTAAATAGTTTAATACCTGTTTATCATCCTTTATCAAATAATAATCCATCTGTTGGTATTTTAAACTCAGGACAAACATTTGGAACATTCCGTAACTTTAATACAAGTCCAGTAGTTGATGGTGATTTTCCAACTACCACACAAATTTTCCCAGTAATGGGTGTAAAGGTATCATAATGCAAATAGAACTAGTAGCAACAGGTCTTGGTATTATTACCACTCTCATTGGACTTGGGTGGAAGTTTGGTATTTACTTATCAGACATAAAGATGAGTGTAGCAAAGATTGAAGCAATACTTTCACACACATCTGCTCGTCTAGATCGCATTGAACTTGAAGTCCGTGATATTGATAGGAGATTACACGAATATGAACATGAATCTAAATCCTAAAGCAATCGCTATTGTCGCTGGTATTGGTGTATGTGGTATGGTAGCACTACAAGCGTGTGATCTAAGATCATTTGTAAAAGTAGATGCTCCAAAAGCAGTATTAGAAACTGTAGACATTCCCGAAGGCACTTTGACACTTGATGAAGCGGAGGCAGTCCGTGAGGATTGGGTCTTTTGGGTCGAATCCAACACAAAGCGATTTGACGCAGCAGTTGACAAGTCAGAACAAACCTACGCAGTCATCCATCAGATTGTCTCCATCGGTCTTGACACCGCTGGACAAGCGTCTAACAGCATTCCGTATGGGGGGATTCTATTTGGTGCGTTGACAGGTCTAACTGGTCTAATGCTACCTACCCCAAAGTTTAGTAGAAAGAAGGAATAAATGTCAGGAGTTCCATATTGGTGTTGTGGTGATTGCACACCCGCAGGTTGTGCTATAAAGAAAATATGCACAGATGAGGATTACTATGCTGAGTATATTTCAGTTGGAAGACCTAGAGCACCAGTAAATTACAATGGACAATATTGGGCAGCATGGCATAATAGCATTGGTAAAAAGAGTAAACTAGATGTTGATATTCTAATTAAACTAGTAAAAAGAACATTAGTGAATGATGGTGGTTGTGGTGGTGCTTGCGGAACACCAGCAACAGGTCTTGGAACATCAGTAAACTGTGCAGTAAATGGAACATTAGGAGCAACCCCAAGATGTAAACGAACAGTTTATGTTGATAATATGGAGTGGAGAACTATAACAACACTCGATCTTTGGGGTGTATCTAACGATCAAAATATGAATTATGATGAACAAGATGAACAACTCATCTCTGTTCCTCCAGGTCGTTATCCGTGTGGTTTCTCGGTTGGTTGTGGTGCTGCATTCTGTGCAAATGTCAACGCAGCAACAAACTTTGGTGATTATCCTCAATGGTGGGCAAAAGAAAATGTAAAGATGTTGCCACGCTTTAGTAATCTAGAAACTGCTGTAGAAGCAACACCATTAGTATCATACGGATATCCACAGATATCAAATTGTGGTCAAATACAATGGGTCAACAGATGTGTAGGTTCTATAGTAAATACAGTAGATACATTATGCGTTGACTATCCATTGGTTGTTTTACCATCACATGGTGGACTAAGATGTGATGGACTTACTGAAGCATGTGATAGAGAAACACCAGAGAATGGAACAAACAATTGGTCAATTGGATTGGATATCATCAGTAAATCACTTATGGATAGACTAGATGCTATTGGTGTTCCTGCTGATCTTGGTATTGGAGTTTGGAATCAAACTTGGGTATGTAAAACTGAAGGTAGACTTCGTATATTATTTGATGGTAGACCATACATTGCTGGTGCTGGAGATGTCTATAAACCATCAGCAAAGACCACTTTTACAGGAACAGCGGTATTAGATACAGGAACTGCATCATATACATTTGATATTAAAATCACAATGGAACCACAGAAATGGTGTTATAAAGATCCTGAATGTCCTTGTATGCAATCATATTGTGAACACGGACCAACATCATTACACTTTGAAGCAAATGTTCCACTTGATGTTCAGAATGTCTGTAGTGGTAATAATAATATCACTCTTAGTGTTGATGCAGGATTAGAAACCTGTCATAGACCATTTGGAACTATTGGGTGGAATAATTGCTATATGTGGGATGATTTACCATCAAACACATATGCTGGAGATCCTGCATTTATACGAAATACATTTCGATATCTTGGTGCAGAACCAGTAGAGCGTGGACACCCTTATTGGGTAAAATTTAGATCAAGATACAACCATACAGAGACAGTTAATAATTGGTATCAAGGAACATCAAACGATCCAACTAGTCTATGTCCTGCATCTCGTAGTGGTGCTAGCACAGCATTGGGTGGATATAGTTTCTATGTTGGTGGCAATCAAGCATATAAAGCATCCCAAACTCTATGTGCCGCTGCATGTTCGCCAGGAGTTTATTGTTGTAGTTGTGGATTCCCCGCATCTACTGCCACCTACGCACCAGCAGGATGCTATCCAAGTCGTGTAACAAATACATACAATAGTTGTGATTATACATCACCCTATTGTGATCCAACTTGTCAGGGTTGTCTAAGCACAGCAGGAACAGGAACAGTTGCGGGTGCTACGCCATGTGGTAATTCATCGTGTGGAACCATGTCAATTCCAACACAACCAAATATGAACTGTCAAGCATTTTTAGGTTGTAATGGAGATCCTAATTTTGATCATACAATCATATTTCATATTTGTGCTGGTGCAATATTTGATGTTTGTAATCTTGTAAATCTAGCAGGATCAGCAGCATATCAAGCATCTATCGGAGCACCCGATACATGGATATTTGAAGAATGGGATCCAAAAGATAACTGTTCACCACAGGGGACTTGGACAATGAAACGAGCATCTTTTGATACGGTGTGTGAGGGACCATCCGCTTGGATAGGTGGAATACAACTAATAGTCTCATAGGAGGAAAGAATGGTTGACTGTAAACATTGGAAGGATTGTGGAGTTATTGGTGGGGGTTGTTGTTCACTAAGAAAATATGGTGGACAACCAACTGAAACTGCCTGTAATAAAAGATGTGATGTTAGAGTTCCTATAACAATATCTGCCAAAATCAAACAAAAGATAGATAAGATAAAGGGTAAGGGTTTAGGCGACCTCGTAGAATCCATTACAACCGCTCTAGGAGTCAAGAAGGTGGTAGAGACTGTATCTCACGCCACGGGTAAGGAATGCGGTTGTAAGAAGCGTAAAGACGCTCTAAACGCTGCTGTTCCTTGGAAGGATAAGAACGATGATGAAAATAAAGACAAAGTATTGGATTCCTGATAATCCAACCCCATTTGGTTTTGCAGTTGCACCAGCAATATCTAAACCTGTAGATAAATTTGGTAAATCTGTATATTTTATTAAATTAAAACTCGATATGAGTGAGATGGAATTTGATCCATTCTACAGATCATTTGAAAAATATTGTAAAGAATGGGAACAAGAGACAGGTAAGATTGTCCCAAATAGTGCAATCTATAGAGCAAAAGAATATGGGTATTTGGATTTTACAAGCAAACATTCCGTAGAATGCTATAATGAGTCTGATGACAAGACTGAACCACCAATAGATGGGGACACCATTGAGGTGGGATACAATATAATGGGGTGGGATAATGGTGAGAAAGCGGGTATCAAACTTATTTTAAAATATGTTAGAGTGCTCAATAGAACAGGTAAACCCATTATTGTTAGAGATAATATAGAAGAAGATGAAGATTTTGACATGTTCTGAAATATTGTGTATTATACATAAGATAGAACATTATACGGAATCCAATCCCTAAAGGATCAGCAGAGGCGAAAGCACGGCAAAGAGGGGCAGAGGGTAGTTAAAAACAAGTCTACGGATTAACCACGGACTTGGGTGGATTTAATCCACTATGCGATAGAAGGGATAATGTCCTACGGGTCAAAGATCGCAGTTGCTGATACGCTGAAACCAACTCAGAATCAGACAACCTCCATACCACAGTTTCTTTATTTAAACTGTGTTGTATGGGGATGTTGCCTCTACACTTCTCCAATCTAGAATCAGGTAAGATATCTTCTAAAGTGTTATAGAATAAGAATTTACGGGTAGTGGTATGATTATGAGACTGCGGTTTCTAATCCCCTACCCAATAAACGGACATATAGATAAGTTCCTAATAACAGAGAAACTGATAAACTTAAGTCAAAATATTATAAATGATATATAATATAGAATGTGAAAATAATATTTGTGTATGGTAATATCAGAACAGGTTTATTTTAGAAAGGAAACCTATATGGAACAGAACGAAACATATGACATCTATACAATCTCATTCAATGGTCAAGTGATTTATGTTGGTAAGACAACCAAAGGATACCATCGTTGGACATGTCATAAAACCAAAGCAAGACAAGAAAATAGACATTCAAGATATATTCATGACTTCATGAGAGAAAACACAACTGATCCCGAAACATTTCCTGAGTTTGAATACAATGTAATTTGTAAATGTTTTGATGAAGACATTGCAGACAGTCTCGAAAAGCATTTTCAAAGTATTCATGATGTGCCACAGCGTTATACAAGACCGTTACAATTCTCAGATAATATTGAACGCAGAGGAGAATAAGTGAATTGGACTAAGTATGCTACCGAGACAGTTGCAGGAATAGATCTAAGTCTTAACTCTCCTGCCATCTGCATCATCCCACCAACACCAAATGAAGAAGTCATTGTTAAGTTTTCTGAATGCCATTTTCACTATCTCACTAATAGGAAGATCGCAATCATCAACGAACAAAATATACATGGTGAACTAATGGGGTCTTGGAACTGTGACGAAGAGAGATATGAAAGTATCTCTGAATGGGTCATACGCATTCTACAGTCCTATAAATGCATTTCTACAGGTCTAGAAGGGTATGCCTATGGTGCAGCAAATCCCTCTAGATTTGCACAATTGTGTGAGAATCAAGGATTGTTAAAATACCATATGTTCAAGGAAGGTATTCATTACAATCTATATGCACCATCAAATATAAAGAAGATGGCAACATCAAATGGTAGATCTACAAAAGATCAAATGTATGATGCATGGTTGAAGGATACAGGTATTTGCCTTAATTCAGTATTTGGAAGAGATCCTAATGGCAAAATCAAATCACCTATATCCGACATTGTTGATAGTTTCTACATCGCATGTTCACAAAGAATAGACATGATACAAACAAACTATTACTTCATAGAAGGGGAACCAAATGCTAAAGATATTATCAGAAATGACAATAAAGGAAATAACTAAGTTATTCATAGAGGTATACAAAGAAGCATCTTGGGTAATACTTACAGTAATATTATTCAATTGGGCAATGTATGGAATCATTGAACACATCATCGCAACACCCAAATGATATACCTGTATTCTCAAGTAAGATAGATGCTAAAGAGATCTATAATAAGAATGATAAAAGAATAGAGAAAGGAATACACTTAGGTTGGAAGTGGAGCAGGATGAGGAAAGCATACCTTGCTCAACACCCATACTGCGAGAGGTGTGGACTGATGGCAGACTGTGTTCACCATATTATTGGTAGAGCAGATGCACCACATCTCACATATGAATGGACAAATCTCATGGCATTGTGTGACTTTTGCCATATGAAAGAACATAGAATAGGAGAATGGAAAGATGAAGGAAAATAAAGAACAATATATCCTCCCCGCAACTGACAGATATTTTTCAAAGTATTTCTCAGATTTCTCAGGTTGTGCGGGTGCGAACGGGGGGGTAGAATTTAATGAAACAGGGGTTTATGATGCCCTCCCCGCATACGCCATAAACATCAGAGGTTCAACCCATGACATCCCCCGAGAATGAACCCGAGACACCCTCAGTCAAATCCCGCATTCTGCGTTACAATGCTGATGTTCTCTCAGGACACATTCCGAGTAACAGATGGATCTATGCTGCTGCTCGCAGATTTGAAAACGATTTAGCAAGAACTGATGTTTACTTTGATTGGGATGAAGCAGAGCGTCTTGTAGCACACTTTGAGAGTCTATCCCTCATTGGAGAGTGGACAGGACAGAACTTCAAACTACATGATTGGCAAACATATGCAGTCTGTAATATAATCTGCTGGAAACTTACAGAAGATAAAAGAAAAAGATATAAACTTAATCTTTTACAGGTTGCTAGAGGTAATGGCAAGACTACACTCATGGCAGGATTGGCACTCTACGATCTAATAAACGGACAGGGTAAGCGTGTTCATGTCATTGCAAACAATGCAGAACAAGCAGAAATTCTTCTTGATACCGCTAAAACAATGGTAACAAGAATGAAAAATACAGACATAGACATTCACTATGGATCTATAGATCGTGCAGATGCTGACTGTTCTATGAATGCTCTACCCGCAATGGAACGCTCCCTAGACGGTTTAAACCCATCTATGTGGGTAGCAGATGAAGCAGCAGAATACAAAGGACGCTTTCTCACCAAACTATTGACTACAGGAGCAAAGCGTAAGGAATCAACTGGTTGTATTATCACAACTCCAGGGTCTAATCCTGAAAACATCTATTATGAAATTGTCAAACAAGCAGAAGGTATTCTGTCAGGGCAGATTCAAGATGATACTGTGTTTGCTTTGCTTTATGGTCTTGATCCAAGCGATTCGATTGAAGATGAAACTCAATGGATAAAAGGAAATCCAGGATTACCATACGGTCAACCCGATCTTGTTTCTCTTAGACGCTCATGGAACACAATGAAACAGTCTCCAATGGGGCGTGCAGAGTTCTCTCGTTACCATTGTTCACGCACAGACGAGAACACAGGTGGATGGTTGGACATGCAGTATTGGGAACAAATGGTTGATAAAACCATTGATTGGGAATCACTAAAGGGCAGAGCAGCATGGGCAGGTTTAGATCTATCCAAATCAGGCGACATGACAGCACTAGTTCTAATGATTCCTCTAGATGATGGTAGAGTCGCTGTAAAGGGACGCTACTGGTTTCCAAAAGAAGGATTGGCACAACGAGAACTTGATTACAGAATGCCTGTGAGAACATGGGCAATTGAAGGTAAACTAGAACTATCAGCAGGAAGAGAAATTGATTATGAGCAAATTCGTGTTGCTCTGAATGAAGCAAAGCGTGACTATGATCTTCGTATAGTTGCTTATGACGCATGGGGATCAAAATACCTTGCAGAAACTCTAATGGGTGATGGTGTGCCACTACAAACCTATAGAATGTCTATATCCACCTTTGGACCTGGATGTTCCTTATGGAGCAATTACTGGATGGGTAGAAAACTAGTATTTTCTGATGATCCGATCATGCGTCGTGCCTGTGCCGAAGCACACGCAAAGCAAGATATCAACGGAAATGTAAGACCAATTAAATCAAGAGAACATTGCATTATTGACCCTCTAGTAGCAGGAATCATGGGTTTACATTCTTGGGGAGGAAAAACAGTATCAATCTACGAGTTGGAGGCAGAACAAATAAATGGGAATACTCAATAACATATCAACATCAATAAGAGGGTGGTTTGGATATCCTACGGGGTATTATCCACTTGTTCCTACTCCATTTGAGGTGTTTACCAATGGTGAAACTATACCATTTGTTGGACCAGCATCTGCTTTACATTTCACTCCTGTTTATCGTGCTGTCAATCTAATCTCAAATGATATTGCAAGAACACCCGCTGAGTTCCTATCAAACAATCTAGAGCGTATTTGGGAACGACCAAACAGATACCAAAGTGGATATGACTTCATTCGTCAGATGTCACAACAAGCACTTCTGTATGGAAATGCTTTTGCTCTTATCAATCGTAAAAGAAATGGTGAAATATATGAACTTCTTCCACTTCCCATTGGATCTGTTACTTTGGATGTCACAAGTTCTACCCCGATCTACAAAACAACAGACTACGGTGCGCTAGATCCTGAGAATATATTACACATTAAAGCAAATCCGATTGAAGGTTTGTGGGCAAATTCACCAATTCAACTGTGTAAAACTGCTATAATCATTGGTATTAATCAAGAAAATAATATCAAAAAGAATGCTGAAATGGGTGGATTACCCAATATGGCATTCGTTCATCCTGCTGTAACACCTCTCAATCAAGCAGCAAGACAAGCAATTGTGAATGATTATCTGAAGAATCACACAGGTAAAAACTCAGGTAGACCACTTGTTCTATCTGAAAATATGAGAATTGAGAAGTTAACAAGCACTTCTGTCGCTGCTGATCTTGAACAAGCAAGAAAATACTCAATTGCTGATGTTTCACGCATCTACGGTGTTCCAACATCATATCTTTCAGACACATCAGGTAATGTGTATGGTTCTATGGAATGGTTGAGCAGAATGTATCTTGATTCATGTCTTTCACATTGGTATGAGGCATGGAAGTCCGAATATATGCTCAAATTGGGTGAATCACCTCTATTTGACACCGATTTTATCATTCGTCCATCCCTTGCCGAGACATTTGCAGCACTCAGAACGGGTGTAGAAGCATCTATTATCACACGAAATGAAGCAAGAGAAGCACTTGATTATGATCCTGTAGAGGGTGGAGATGAGTTTATCGTCGCTAAGAATATGGGTCAAGGAGGTGGTCAAACCAATCTCGGAGAGGATACATCCGCAAAAGTATCACAGGGAGACATCAATGGAAGTCCGCAAATCTGACGAAAATATAAATAACAATGGTAAAACCCTAAGTGGATATGCAATTCTATTTGATTCAGAATCTCGCACACTACACGAAATGGGTAGAACCTTTAAAGAAACCATCAAGCGTGGTGCATTTGACATCAATCCTACAAACGATCACGATGTCAAACTCTATTTCAACCATGACACCTCAATGCCTCTTGCTCGTCAGCGAAATGGTTCGCTAAGACTGTCTGAGGATGCAAAAGGTATCAGATTTGAAGCAGATCTTCCCGATACAACGCTTGCTAATGACATTCGTGAACTTATGAACAAGGGAACCTTGTCAGGTGAGATGTCTTTTGGATTCTCAGTCCGTAAAGACAAATGGGAAGGAACAAACAAAAGAACAGTTGAGGAAGGAATACTATATGAGATCTCGGTAGTTACAGATGCTGCCTACCCACAGACCTCTTCTAAACTTCGCAGCATCATGTCAGAAATCAACAACAAGCGAATCAAACTTATTCGCAGGAGACTCAAGTAATGGATAATTCAGAACTTATTTCAAAGCGCAACCAACTTACAACCGAGTTGCGTAACACAATCGACAAGTGGGAAGTCGAAACCAAAAACCACGCAAACAACTTCGACGCTGACGCTAACGGACTCTACAAGGAGCGTTG